ACATACATCCTCCGAAACGCGTGGACATCAACCGCACGGGAGTTCAACGCAGCCGATGGGCAAGCAACTGTGCGCTTTGAAGGCATGGCGGCTGAGGAATTGATGGCTTAGGTTGTGGAGTGCGCATGATGACAACCGTAACTCTTACCCGGCCGATCCAGGCGCATGGCAGCGAGCGCAAGCAGATCGAGCTGCGCGAGCCCAATGGTGTTGATATACAAGAATGTGGCGGCGATCCGCGGGCGGGTGGCGCAGACAAAAATGGTAATGTCGTCATCGTTAATCCGCACGTCGTAGCGAATTATATATCGCGGCTCGGCGAGGTCCCACCGAGCTCCGTTGGTCAGCTATGTGCGATTGATTGGACACGCTGCCAGAATGCGATCATCGGTTTTTTCAGAGAGCCGGAGTCGGACGAGACACCAATATCATCGACCGATATTTCAACGTCGCCTGGCTCTGGAAATGGGGTCCGCGAGCGGCGCTCGACCTCACTCTCAGCGAATTAATCCTGTACGAAGCGCAGACCAGCCGCATCCTCGAAGAAACCGCCCCGCCCGATAATGGCCGATAGGATCGATATCAGCGCAACCGTCCGCGCCGTCGATCAGGCGTCGGGAACGCTACGGAACATCCAGGGCACTATCAAGAGCATTGGCGAGACGGCACGCGACGCCAGCAGCTCGCTCGCGCGTATGGCCACACAGGGGGCATTTGGCGGGCTGTCGCAGAATCTTCAGGGTGTCCGCAGCGCCGTTGGTGGGGTGCTCGGCGCGTTCAAGGGGCTCGCCTCCCCCATCGGAGCGCTGATCGGGGCGGGCGGCATCGCTGGCGCCATCAAGGTGACACGGGACTTTATCAGCGAGCAGCGCACTCTTGCCAGGGTGGCAAAGACCACTGGCGCCTCGATCGAAGGCGTGCAGGCGTGGCGTTATATGGTCGGCGACGTTGAGACGGCGGACAACGCTTTGCTGTTGTTGCAGCGCAATATGGCCAAGCTCGCGACGGCGAAAAAGCCTGATCCGCGAATTGCCGATGTGCTCGGCAAGATGGGCATCAACCTTGCCGATGTGCGCTCTGGTGCCCTCGGTATGGATCAGGTTTTAGCGAGGCTTGCTGCCGGCTTCGCCAAGAATACAAATGAGACATCAAAGGCGATAATCGCCAGCACGCTCTTTGGCAAAGCGGGACTCAGAATGATCCCGTTCCTCAACCAAGGGGAGGCGGGACTCGCGGCAGCAGCCGAAGCAATGAAGGAGTTCGGTGCGCCCACGGCAGAGCAGGTTGATGAGGCGGGGCGTGCCGGTGCCGCCCTAAAAGAGATGGACGCTGCCGTCAAGGGGCTGAAGGACTCGATCGTTGCTGAGCTGGTGCCCGGTCTGACGCGGGTTATTACGGAAACGAAAAACTGGATCGTGACGATGCGGCCGGAGATTGTCCGGCAGGTGTCGTCAGCAGTGCAGACGTTCGGTCGCTGGCTCGGACTGGCCTACCAGGGAATTCAATGGGTCGTCAACGCTCTTGGTGGCTGGGAAAGCGCTCTCGAAACTCTCGCCATTGCGCTGGCCGCTTCAAAGCTGACGCAACCTATCGTCAATCTCGGCGTGCAGCTTGCCAAACTCGCAGGCTCGATCACATTCGGACCTCTCACCTTCGGCGCGCTTGGACTGGCTGCAGCAGCAGCGGTAGTGACGCGCAACTGGGATACAGTCGGACCTGCGCTAGAGGGTGTATTCGGACGGGCCGGCAAGATCGCTGGGGAGGCATTTAGTGCTATCAGCAACTGGGCCAAGGACTCGGCCAAGACGATATTGACTGCGTTTGTCACCGGTGGCCCGTGGGCCGCTCTAGGCGCTGCGATGATTACCGCTGGCAAGGCGATCATCGACAATTGGGATACGATAACCCAGTGGATGCAAGACAGTTTCCCGGGGCTCGTGAGCGCAGCGCAGAACGCCTGGAACCAGATCAGCAGCTACGCTCAGACTGCTTGGCAGCGCATCCGGGAAGGTTGGGACCAGGCGGGGCTTCTCGGCGCCCTGTCCGCAACATGGGATCAAATTATCAGCGGCGCGCGCAGCATCGGCGACCAGATCCTCAGCACCTTGCGGAGCATCGACTGGGGCAGCGTCGGCACTACCGCCGGCACCGTCTTCGGTTCGGCCATGAGTTTGGCTTGGCAGGCTGGCATGAATTATTTGGAGTGGCTCCGGGGCCTCGATTGGCAGTCGGTCGGCCGCACGATCGCTGAGTTTCTCGCCAATGGGATACAAGCCGCCCTTGTCGGGCTGTGGAATTTAGCTCTGTGGGCCAAGGATCTGGACTGGATCGCAGCAGCGACAGTGCTTGCCGAGGGCTTTCGCAACTTGGCTGTTACCGTGACCCAAACGATGCTCAGCATCGGCGCGCAGTTCGGTCTGGGAATTATTGAAGGCATCCTCAATGCCTTTGGTGCAAATGGCGAACGGATCATTGCTTATCTGAAGAGCTGGATCCCCGCGCCCGTGCGTGGCTTCCTCGGTCTCGATCGCGCAGCGTCACCTCCACCTCCACCGGCAGCCGTAGCGCAGATTGCGGAGACCGTGGCACAGGCTGACCAAGCTTCCAATGTCATCCCGTTCCCCGAGCGCAAACCGATGCCTCCGGCCCCGCTCGGTGCAGCAATCGGCGCGCCTTCGGTAGCACAGCCGAGCCTGCTGGCGCAGGCGCGCGAAACTCAGGTGCGGCTCGACGGGGAGATCGTGCAGCGGTTGCGCGTCGACATGTCGCCCGATCTGCGCGCGCAACTCGCCGAGCAGAGAGCCCAGATCGCCAATCTGAGCGTGCGACAGCAGGTCGATGTGGGCCTCAGCATGTCGCCGGCGATGGGCGAAGTCGCATGATCGGACAAGCCCGCGCGATCCTCGGCTCGGCCCTCGGCTGGGGTCGTCAGCTACGCGACGCATCCTTTCGCGGCGAGCGTTTTTACATCGAGAATTACGGCGGGTCGGGCGGGCGCCGCGGACCCGATCACGAATATCCCGACCGCAACTCACCCTGGGCCGAGGATCTCGGGCGGCGGCAGCGGGTCTGGCGGTTTACCGGCTACGTCATCGGCGATGACTATCCGCAGCGCCGCGATGCGCTGATCAAGGCGTGCGAAGCCGATGGCCCCGGCAAGCTCATCCATCCGACGATCGGCGAAGTCGAGGCGGTCTGCCGCACCTTCTCCTACAGCGAAGAGCGCGAGCGCGGGCGCTATTGCGCGTTTGAATTCGAGTTTCACGAGGCTGGCGTCCTCCGCGAACCGGCCGACGAGACCGATACCGACGTTGCCGTAGGCAATGCCGCCGAGCCGGTCGGCACCAGTGCGATCGCGAGCTTTCTCGGTCGTTTCAGCACTATCGGCGGCGGTTCCTGGCTCAACGGTGCGGCGGCCGGTCAGATCCAGGGCTTTGCCGCAACGATGCAGCAATTGCGCCTGCCCGCTCCGACTTTGCCGCAAAGCGCGCTCGGGCGGACGCTCGACTACCTCAACCGCAACGCCTATGCGCTCGCCGGCAACGCGCCCGATCTGGCGAACTGGATGAGCCAGAGCTTTGAGCAGTTCACCGCAGCCGGCGAGGCTCAGCGCGTCGTCCCATCGATGCTCTATTTTCTGCGACCGGCGCGCGGCCCCGGCGGACTCACACAGTGGTCTGATCGGGCTGGCCGTGCACTTCACGGCGGCGTCGATCTGCCGATCACGATCCGCCGCGCGAACAATCAACGCGCGTTTGACGAGTTCACTTATCGCCTGGCGCTGCGCGAGATCGGCTATGCCATCACCGGGCTGGAGCTCGACAACTACCAGCAGGCCCGTGCTCTGCTCGGCGAACTCAGCGAGGCGTTCCGGATCATTGAGGGGCAGGCCGCCGATGCCGGAGACGATGACGTGTTTATCGCGCTCGTCGACCTGCGCGCCGCGATCACCCGCATGATCAGCGCCCAAGCGGTCGGGCTCAATTGGCTGGTGACCTATAGGGTTACCTCGCCAACACCGGCGAACAGCCTCAGCCTTGCGTGGCGGCTCTATCAAAGTGCCGATCGTGATCTGGAAATTTGTCGTCGCGTATCGGCGAGGAATCCAGCATTTCTGCCAAATCAGGGACGCGTGTTAGCCGCATGAGCGAGCGCCGCAACAGTTCGCCGTTCTCGCTACTGGTCAACGGCGAGGAGTATTCCGGCTGGAAGAGCCTGCGCGTCACACGCGGGCTCGAGCGCGCATGCAGCGATTTCGAGGTGTCGGTCAGCGAGCGGTGGGCGATCGATCAGGAAATCTGGCAGATCCTCCCGGGCGAGGCGCTCGAACTCAAATTCGAGGACGAGATCGTGCTGACCGGCTACGTCGATGCCTATCGCCCAAGTTACGATGCCAGTTCGCACGATGTGCGGCTCAGCGGGCGATCAAAGACTTGCGATTTTGTCGACAGCTCGGTGTTGGTCGATGGCGGTCAGTTCTCGGGCATGACCGTCGGCCAGATCGCCACCGAACTCGCTAAGCCGTTTGGTATCGAGGTCGTCGTCGAAGCCGATGGCCCACCTGAACCGGAAGTCCAAGTTCAGCAGGGGGAGACTTGCTTTGCCCTGGTCGAGAGATTGTCACGCCTGCAAGAGCTTCTGGTTACTGATCGCGCGGACGGTGCGCTCGTCCTCTGCCGTGCCGGCGCTGGCCAGGCCGCCACTGCGCTACATCATGGCAAGAACATCAAATCCGCCTCCGCCAACCTCGACAACAGCCAACGGTTCAGCGAATACATCGTCAAGGCGCAAAGACCGGGCAATAAAAAGCGGGCCGCTGACGACGCGGTAAGCGGCGGCGACAGCATCCCGTGGGAGCCCACGCTTCAGCAACTCCGCAATATCCCAAACATTTGCGACCGCTATCGCCAGCGTATGGCACTGATGCGGCGCGGTGGCGGCAAAACAAATCCCAAAGCACTTACCCAGATCGGCGCTGCTGTCCGTGACGAGGGCGTCACTCGTTATCGACCGCATCTGATCGTTGCCGAGGCGCAAAGCGATGATGGGCTCGCCCAAAAGCGTGCCGAGTGGGAGATGCGGCGGCGACTGGCCAAAGCCATTCGCGCCCAGATCACGGTCAATGGTTGGCGCCAGGATGACGGTCGACTGTGGGTCATCAACGAGATGGTCGAGGTTAGCGCACCCTGGCTCGCGCTCGACCGCGAGCTGATCATCGCGCAGGTCCAATACAGTTTTGACGATGGCGGCGAGATGACCGCGTTTGAATTGACCCTTCCGGATGCATTTCTGCCCGAAGCAAAACGTGAAGGTAAAAAACGCAGAGGAGAAGGTCGCGGGCGCGGCGGCGGCAAGAAAAAGGCAGGTAAGGGCGGAGGTGCAGCACCAATCCCGTGGGAAGCGACGGGGCCGACATGAGCGAAGTGCGCGCCATGAACCGCCGCGTGATGAACATGGTGACGCGCGGCATCATCGAAGAAAGCGACGACGAGCCCGGTGTGCAGTTGAGCAAAATCTCGCTGTTGCGCGACGAGGCCAAGGTTTCTGTAGAACGGTTCCAAAATTACGGGTTCTCGTCACACGCCCCGCCCGATACCGAGGTGTTGGTCTGCTTTATCGGCGGCGGCCGCGACCACGGCGTCATCGTCGCCACCGACGATCGCAATTCGCGGTTCACCGGACTTAAACCAGGCGAAGTCGCGATCTACAGCGACGAGGGTGATAGCCTGGTATTTCAGCGCGAAAATCAAGTCCAGCTCAGCTCAGACAAAAAGTTCAGCGTCGACGCTGGCGAAGCGGTCGAAATAAACACT